GGGCTGCTGTGGCGGGGATTCATGAGGATTCTGTTCGGCGCATTAAGCGTGATGCGCGTTTTGCGAAGGAGTGGGATCGTCGTGCGGCTGAGTTGAATATTCATCCTGAGCGTACGCAGTCTGTGATTGATGCGTTGCATGCTGCTGCGGTGGGTGGGTCTGTGCAGGCTGCGTCTTTGTATTTGCAGTTTATTGAGAAGTTTACTCCGAAGCGGCGTGTGTTGGTTGATGATGATCGTGAGACTTCGGGGTTGTCTGATTTGGAGTTGGCTGATGAGTTGTTGGATCAGGTTTCGCATTTGAGGGTGGTGGGGGAGTGAGTCGGGGTCACGTTTTGCGTAATGGTGTGTGGGTGGCTCAGGATGATGATTTGGTTTGGCGTGAGGAATCGTTTGGTGAGCGTCCTGACATGGATGAGGTTTTGGTGGGGGGTCCTGAGGACCCGGAGGTGTGCGATTCGTGCCAGTGAAGTGGACGGTTTCGGCGTTTGTGACGATCGTGTTTTTGTCTATAGCGTTCACGGTTTGGGGTTTGGGTCGTGCGTTACAGTCGTTGTTCAATTAGAGGCTGTTGAGTGAGTCGTTTATCCGAGTTGCGGCAGGAGGCCGAGTGGCGAAGGTGTGTGAGCGATGAGTCGCATTTTTTACGCAAGTATTGGCATATTGCTCATCCTGCTCATGGTCGAATACTGTTTGATCTTCGGGACGCCCAGTCTGAGGCTTTAACACGGTGGTCTGAGAACCGGTACTCGCTGACTTTGAAGGCCCGCCAGATTGGGTGGACGACGTTGGTGGCTGCACACCAGTTTTGGTTAGCGTTTTTTCATGCGGATCAAAACATTATTGATTTGTCACGCACGGAGCGTGAGTCGGTGTTGTTGTTGCGTAAATCTAAGTACGGGTTTCAACATATGCCTGATTGGATGTTGGCGCGTGGCCCGGAGTCGTTGGTGGAGCATCAGCAGAAGATGGCTTTCGATAATGGTAGTATGATTACTTCGATGCCGTCGGCGTCGGATCCTGCGCGTGGTGAGTCTGCTACACTGGTGGTTGTTGATGAGTGGGCGTTCTTGCCTAATCCTGAGGAAGCGTGGGCGTCTATTGAACCGGTGGCTGATGTCGGAGGCCGAATTATTGGTCTTAGTACGGCGAATGGAAGCGGAAACTTCTTTCACGAATTATGGGTGGGTGCCGAAACGGGAAACAACCGGTTTCATTCCATGTTTTTTCCGTGGTCTGCGTCGGAGGATCGTGACGAGTCGTGGTATCAGTCGAAGAAAGATTCGATGCTGTCATGGCAGTTAGCGCAGGAGTACCCTTCATCCCCTGAGGAAGCATTCATCAAGTCTGGTAACCCAGTGTTTGATTTGGATGTGTTGGAACGCATGGGGGTGTGTGTTAAACCCGGCGTGATGGGTTATTTGACCGAGTTGTCGCCTAGAGTTGTGGAATTCAAAAAAGATGCTTACAGTTTGGCGTGAACCGATCAATGGCCGCAGTTATGTTGCGGGTGTTGATACGGCTGAGGGTCTACTCCACGGCGACTATTCGTGTATCCAAATGTTGGATGTTCGCAACGGGGAACAGGTCGCTGTGTGGCATGGGCATATTCCACCCGACGAGTTGGCGTATGAAGTGTTCCGCATGTCATTGTGGTACAATAATGCGTTGACGTGTGTGGAGTCGAACAATCATGGTTTGACTACTATTGTTCAGTTGCGGCATTTGGGGCATCCGAACATGTTTCGGAAACGAACATTGAATCGTGTAACAACGAAGGTGTCGATGGAATACGGGTGGAAAACGACTCGGACAACGAAACCGTTGCTGATTGACGATTTGGATATGGCGTTACGTAACGACGAGTTGACTTTGTTTGACCGGCACACGATTGCCGAGTTGAGAACCTATGTGCGTAACGATAGGGGATCGATGTCTGGTTCACCGTTTGATGACCGGGTGATAGCGTTGGCGTTGGCGAATGAGATGCGCCAGTATGCTTTCATGCCGGAGTATGCTCCGGCAGCGGATGACTACTGGACTGTGGATTGGTGGGCGCGAATGGCGAAACCAGACGAGAACCCTGATTTGCGTATCGGGGCGCACACGATGCGTGGGACACCTAGAACATAGATGATAGAGACTATCGGAGGTTTTAAATTGGCACGATTCGTTGCTTTCACTAATGGTACTGAAACGGTTGACGGCTCTACGGGCAAGAACAACCGGATGGAGCGTGGGGGTTCTGTTGTAGCGAACCCGATTTGGGAGCCTGCGGCACCCAATTCACCCAAGCAGCGGTTTGATTCCCCCAAGTACGCTAGCCAGACTGGCGGTTACGGGGAAATCAATGTTCGTGACACCCCGCTTAACCAGCACGGCACCATGGGTAAGGTTGAGCCTGCGAAGCCGCAGCCTGATCTCGCTGGGCACAACGCGGCCCCCCACACCAAGCGCCCGTAACTGTGGCGATCCTCCCACGGGGGGCGTCCTACAGTGAGTTCCGCGATTACATAGTGGACTTGCGTGGGGTGCTGCCTGTTGAGGAATTGGATGAGTTGTGGGAGTGGCGGCAAAAGTTGCTTGGTGTCCGTGTGGACACTGGGCGCGGTTTTCGATCCCACTTGCCTCCCGATGAGCAGCATTTGACTCGTGATGAGCGTGGGGTGAAAGCCGCTCAGGAAGCGAAGGCTGCTGGGCGCAACATTGAACGGCTCCCCGATAAGGCGTACTTCTGATGGCTCGCAAAACTCGTTCTGAACAGTTAACTGTCATCAACGAAAAGTTGAATTCGTCTGCGCGTTGGCGTGACGAACTCGGTTACGACAACTTGTGGCGACGCATGGTTGATTTGTACCGTGGCAGGCATTGGCCTCGGACAACAGCCAGTACTGAAGATTTGATTGCAGTCAACATCGCGTTCAGTACCGTCAATGTGATTGCACCTGCCGTTTCAGTAAACCATCCGAAGATTGTTGTAGTACCTAACAAGCCTGAGGATGAGGACCGGGCCGTTTTTGTTGAAGCGGTCGTAAACCATTTGTGGAGGCATCACGATTTCCGCACCCCGTTCCGGCGTTCTGTAAAAGATTTCCTCATTTTCGGTCATGGCTGGCTGAAAGTTGGTTGGAAATTTCTTGAACAGGAACGAATGCTGGGTGAATCCGAACGGGATGAACTGTTCGCTGAAGCAATGGTCGAATCCGACGTTTTTGCGATGGAAAACCCTGACATGGCAGGCGAGTTGCCTGACGACAACCAGATGGCTGCAAGTATCCCAACGACATCCATGGCTGTTGTGGAAGATCAGCCATTTGTGGAACGGGTATCACCATACGATATTTACATTGACCCTGAAGCGACATGCGTTGAAGACGCTAAATGGATTGCACAACGTATCGTTGTTTCTTTGGAAGAAGCAAAGAAGGATCGCCGGTATAAGCCGTCGGCACGCAAAAACTTGGAAGCCACTTCCCTTCTCAACCCGATGTATGCCCCCACGGATCGGCAGGAAAACAACCAGTACCTGTCGGGGGTTATTGAACGGACTGTAATCTACGAGTTTTACGACATCGCGAACAACACGATGTCGGTTATGACTAAAGACGCTGACGAATTTCTTGTTGACCCGATGCCGATGCCTTACGCTTACGGGCAGCCTTTCGTGATGATGCGAAACTACGATGTCCCCGACCATTTCTACCCGATGGGTGATTTGGAAGCAATCGAATCATTGCAGTTGGAGTTGGATAAGACTCGTTCCCAGTTGATGAATGCCCGCAAACGGTACGCACGCAAATACTTGTACCATGAGCGGTCATTTGGTCCTGAGGGCCGTGAAGCGTTGGAATCCGATGATGATGGCAGACTGGTGCCTGTCGTGGATGAAAACAAGCCGCTGTCGGAAGTTGTTGTTCCGATGCCGCAAACACCACTATCACCTGAAATCTATAACCTGTCTTCAATCATTGAACAAGACATCAACACGGTGTCTGGCGTGTCGGAGTACGCGCGGGGTTCAATGCCGGAGATTCGCCGCACCGCTACTGAGGCATCAATTATTGCTGACGCCCAGAATGCGCGTGCCGCAGACAAACTAGCAACAATCGAAATCAGTATCGGTCACGTTGCCCGTCGTGTAGTCCAACTCATGCAGCAGTACATGACTGGTGAACAGATGGCG